AAATAGTGGAAGTAAATATATATTCAGCAATTTTACGTCTAATAACTACTAGACAAGACGACATAAAGTCTGTAATTATGGATGGAAACGTAGAGAACTGGGATAGATACCAATACCTAGTTGGTCAACTCACTTCTCTTCGCAAACTCGATTCAGATATTAGGGATCTGTTTCGCAAATGGGAGGTAGACGATGAAGTCGACAACGGGGCTGATTATGCCCAACGAAAAAAAGATAGTGGGGATAAAGCCCGCTGAGAAAAAAGAAGAAGATAAAAAGAGCGACCTTAGTAAAGTCCCCAAACCAACAGGTTGGAGATTAGTAGTTCTTCCCTACAAAGGTGTAGGTAAGACTAAAGGTGGTGTTTTATTAACTGACAAAGCTGTAGAAGATCAACAAGTTGCTTCTGTATGTGCTTTAGTTCTAGAAGTCGGACCCGACGCTTACGCAGACAAGGATAAATTTCCACACGGACCTTGGTGTAAGAAAGGTGATTGGGTAATCATCGCACGATATGCTGGATCTCGAATCAAAATCGAGGGAGGCGAACTCAGAATATTAAATGATGATGAGATAATCGGGACTGTGGAAAGTCCTGAAGACATTTTAGGAGTATACGCATGAACGAAGTAGATAGACAAGTTGCTGAATTACAGGCGCAAGTAGGTAATAAAGCAAAACAAGAGTATTCTGTAGAGGTAGAATCGGAAGATATTGCTTCTCAAACAGAAGAAAATGAAATTGAGATTCCTCAAGAGAAAAAAACTTTTGAAGCAGAGGTTGATGAGACGCAGGAAGAGCCTGTTGTTGAAGATAAATCGAAGCAAGAAGAAGTAAAAGACGAAGAGGAACCCAAAGAAGATTCCAAAAATAAGTATAGTAAGTCTGTTCAGAAAAGATTTGATGAATATGCTTATCAACTTGGTGAATCTAGACGACGTGAAGAGGAAGCAATACAAATTGCTCAAGCTATTAAGGCCGAAAGAGACAAAATTCAAGAAGAATTAGGCAAACTTAATAGTGGTTATGTGACCGAGATGGGTGGACGCTTAACAGGTTCGATGGAAGCTGCAAAAGCCAAGCTTAAAAAAGCAATGGAAGACCAGGATTACGACGCTGTTGCTAATGCACAACTAGAAATTGGACGATTAGGTGCAGAACAAAGTCAATATGAGCAAATAAAGGCACGAGAAGAGGCTAGAGCGAAGGCTCCTAAGCAGGAAAGAGAAGTGGAAATACCAAAAGCCCCACAACAACAGCCTGTAAAGGACCCAAAAGCAGAATCTTGGGCTGCAGAAAACGAATGGTTTGGCACTGATAAGGTGATGACCAACGTTGCTTACGCAATTCACGAAGATTTAGTTAATCAAGGTGTTGATCCACGCACAGATTACTATTATAGTGAGATTGATAAACGTATGAGGGAAAATCTTCCTCATAAGTTTGAACAAAATTCTTCATCCGAAGAACCCGCACGCCAACAGCCCGTCCAGACTGTGGCAAGCGCACATCGAAACAGAGGCACAGGACGCAACGTAGTTAAGTTGTCAAGTTCAGAAGCGGCTATCGCAAAACGACTTGGTCTTTCCAACGAACAATATGCGTCGGAAAAACTAAAGTTACAGAGGAGGTAACATTATGGTAGATAAGACACCTAGATCTGCATCCACAAGGGATAAAGAAGCACGCAAAAAACATTGGCAGCTACCAAGCTCGCTTGATACACCAGAACCACCTGAGGGTTTTAAATTCAGATGGATTAGGGAATCAGTAAGAGGATATGAAGATAACAAAAACGTTATCGGTCGACTCAGACAAGGTTATGAACTTGTTCGAGCAGATGAATATCCTGATTTTGATTTTCCTAGTGAAGCTGAAGGAAAACACGCAGGTATCGTTTCTGTTGGTGGACTATTATTGGCAAAGGTGCCGGTAGAGATCGCAAAAGAGAGAGATCAATATTACTCTCAACTAGCTCATGATCAACAGGATGCTGTTGACAACGATCTTCTAAAGGAACAACACCCTTCGATGCCGATCAATAAGCCCGAGCGACAAACTAGAGTTACGTTCGGTGGCTCGAAAAAAAGTGAATAATTTTTTTTCTGACCTAGACGTAACACTTACTAACAACACATACTTTTAAAGGAGTATTAACATGGCAAATCAAGACGCCCCCTTTGGTTTCAGAGCTGTAAGAATGCAAGGTTCTGGTCCGTCAACAAACGGTCAGACTCAATACCTTGTAGCTAACGGTTATGCGACCTCAATCTTCCAGGGAGATCCTGTGGAGATGGTAGCTGGTGGTACAGTAGAAGTTGCTAATGGTGTTGCAGACGTAGTAGTAGGTGTTTTCAACGGCGTTCAATACGTTGACGTGAACACAAGAAAACCAATATGGTCAAACTACCACGCAGCTAACACTTCAAGCTACGACGGTACTATCAAAGCTTTCGTACAAGACGATCCGAACCAGTTATTTGAAGTTCAAGTATCTGGTGCAATGACATTAGCTAACGTTGGTGAAACAGCTAACTTAGTTTACACTGCCGGTTCTACACACAGTGGAACATCAAAAGCAGAAGTAAACAGTGAGACTTTCTCAACTGGTGCTAATACTGCTGTTAAAATTGTTGGTATTTCAGGAGATCCTGAGAACTCAGATCTTACTGCTAACAACGCTAACATCGTGATTAAGTTCAACAAGCACTTATACAGTGCTAATACCGCAGGCATATAGGAGGTTAAACTATGGCTATATCAAGAAGTCAACTCGTTAAAGAGTTAGAGCCAGGTTTGAACGCTCTGTTCGGCTTGGAATACGCACGATATGATAACGAACACGCTGAGATCTTTGATGCTGAGTCATCTGACAGAGCATTTGAAGAAGAAGTGATGTTAGCAGGTTTCGGAACTGCACCCACCAAACAAGAAGGTGAGGGAGTAGCTTTCGATACAGCTAACGAAACTTTCACAGCTCGTTATACACACGATACAATTGCACTTGCATTCTCTATCACTGAGGAAGCTGTAGAGGACAACCTTTACGACAGACTCGCTGCTAGATACACAAGAGCACTTGCTCGTTCAATGGCAAACACAAAGCAAGTTAAAGCTGCTGCAGTTCTTAACAACGCTTTTGCTGCTGCTGGCGCTGCAGGAAGCAACCCAGGTGGTGACGGTGTATCACTTATCAATACACAACACCCATTACAATCTGGTGGTTTCTTACAAAACAGATTGTCAACAGACGCTGACTTGAACGAAACATCACTTGAACAGGCACTTATCGACATCGCTGATTTCAGAGATGAGAGAGGCCTAAGAACAGCTATCAAAGGTATGAAACTAATCGTACCAAGACAGTTACAGTTCACTGCTGACAGACTAATGAACTCTACTTTAAGAGTTGGCACAGCAGATAACGACATCAACGCAATCAGAAACATGTCAATGATTCCTGAAGGCTATGTCGTTAACCACTACTTAACTGACGCTGATGCTTTCTACATCAAAACTGATGCTCCTAACGGATTCAAACACTTTACAAGAACTCCGTTAAAGACAGTGATGGAAGGTGACTTTGACACAGGTAACATCCGATACAAAGCAAGAGAGAGATACTCATTTGGTTTCTCTGATCCACGTTGTGTATTCGGTACATCTGGTGCATAAGCATTGAAACATAACTAATATTAAAAGGGGCTTTAATGCCCCTTTTTTTATGGTATAAATAAGTATCTAGCATAACAAGTTACACAAACTGAGCTAGTCAGACGGTATAGAGATTGTGTAACTAGGTCTATACAACCGAGGAGGTTTAATATGGCAAATAAAACAACATTCACTGGCTTCGTAAGAAGTAACGGTGGAGATCAAGACAGAGTAACTTATGCGGGATCAATCCCTATGGTTGCTCAATTTTATGTATCAAACGCTGCAGCATCTACAGCAAACGTTCAAGTGTCTTCAACAGATACAGGAGCAGTAGTTCTTCCTGAGGGAGCTATTGTAGATACGGTTCTAACCGTAGGAGCAGCGACAGGTGGATCAAGCCCAACTATTGATTTAGGTATTGCAGACTACGATGGTGGTTCAACAATTACTGACACTGATGGTTTAGGAGATAACTTTAGAAGTGATATTAATGCAAGACAAGACGTAGCGTCTGGTCAAGCAGGTACACTTGTAGCTAATCAAACTAAGCTGACTGAAAAAGCTGTTGTGACAGCAACAGTTGGAACTTCAGCGCCTACAGGCGGAACAATAAGTGGAGTGATTTATTATCACATTCAAGACGACGGAAAGATATCTAGTTAAGGAGTAAATCATGGCCTTCGATAGTGATGTAAGTGTTAAAGGTGCGGGAGCAGGTGCTACTACTGTAATCAATGCCTCAAGAGCTCGTCTCAAAGGTTTTATTATTGGTACAGGTGCATCAGGTAGTGATGGCACTGTAACATTCAGTGATGGTGGCGTTGCAAAGTTCAACGTAGCCGTTGTTGGTGGTACATCAGACGTGGCAATGAATATTCCTGAACAAGGTGTTGTATTCAAAACCAATCTGAGTGTGACGACTGTCAACACGACTTGTACTGTATTTTTTACAGGTGCATAATGGTGGACAAGCAACCACCAAAAACTAAAAAATATTTCCGCTCCACCAAAAGTGGGGCGGGAATGACGAAAGCAGGTGTCGCTCGATACCGAAAAGAAAACCCTGGTTCTAAATTAAAGACCGCAGTTACAGGCAAAGTAAAACCTGGCAGTAAAGATGCGAAGAGAAGAAAATCTTTTTGTGCTAGAAGTGCAGGACAAATGAAACAATTTCCTAAAGCTGCAAAAGATCCAAACTCAAGATTAAGACAAGCACGTAAACGCTGGAGGTGTTAAATGAAGATGTCTGTCACAGGATTAATTGGAATTATTGGTGGTTATATAGGTGGGAGTAAAGACTAAGTAAAAAGCATTCACAAAATGGAACATTAATGATATAAAAAACTATGCAGTTAGATAAACTAAAAGATTGGGGTTCATTATTAACAAGATGGGCCTTATTGTTTATCGCTATAATATTTGCATGGTCTAACTTAGAAAATCGAGTATCTAATCTTGAAGCAACAACTGTCACAATGGATCAAAAATTAAATTTTTTGATTGAAGGTATGAACAAGTTGACTACGGATATGGAAGTGATCAAAAATGACATTGAATGGATGAAAACAAAACTTGATAAGGTTTCTCTTGAATAATGGCAATAAGTAGAGCACAAATGCAACAAGAAGTATCTACAGGAGGTAGAAAAATGAAAAAGAAACTAAAACCTGTCCCAACTAAAAATAAAGGATTAAAAAAATTACCCACTAAAGTAAGAAACAAAATGGGTTATATGAAAAAAGGTGGCAAAGTCAAATAATGTGCCAAGGGTGTGATTGCGCTAATGACTGTCCAAATAAAACAAAAATGCTAGATAACTGTCAAAAATGTGGTTGTATTTGTCATGCAGAAACTACTTGTAATTGTGAGTGTGCTATTTGTGAGTGTGTAGATTGTAAAAAAACAAGGGAGGAACAAAATGGGTAAAAAACTAACACCTTCTGAAAAATATCAACAATTAAAAAAACACACCGAAGACGCAGGAATGAAGGTTCAAGAAAAAGACGGTAAAATAATTGTTACTAGGAAGAAGAAAAAATAATGACTAAATTATGTAAAAGAGGAAAAGAAGCGGCAAAAAGAAAATTCGATGTTTACCCCTCTGCTTATGCAAATGCTTACGCCTCCAAGATATGTGCGGGTAAAATAAAAGATCCTAGCGGTAAAAAAAGAAAAGATTTTAAAGGACCAAAGCCAATGGCAAAGGGTGGTTCTATCTCTCAACAAAGAAAAAAGATTTCTAACTATGATCAAGGTGGCATTGCTAAAGGTTGTGGTATGATTATGGAGAGTAAAAGAAAAGTAACTCAAAAAATGTAATGGCTAAGTCTGGCTTAAAAAAATGGTTTTCTGAAAAATGGGTTGACATAGGGGCTCCCAAGAAGGATGGAAAATATCAAGAGTGTGGTAGATCAAATGCAAAATCTTCTAAAAGAAAATACCCTAAATGTGTTCCTGCAGCAAAAGCTGCTTCCATGAGTAAAGGTCAGAAATCTTCTGCTGTTAGAAGAAAACGATCTGCGTCAAACGTCGGACCAAAACCGACCAATGTAAAAACAATTGTCAAGAAGAAAAAAAGCTGAAGATATAAAAGACGACGTCATAAAATGGTCTAAGACTGTTTTAGAACCGATGAACAAGCACTTAGGTTTTCCAGCTTGTCCCTTTGCAGCTAAATGGAGAAAAGATAATAAATTACGAATTGAAGTTCGTATGGATAAATCGAAGTATGAAAAACATCTCACCAGTGTTTTAAAAGATTGGAATAAGAAACAACACGATATTATTATTTTTTGTGATCCTTTCTTTGATCAATATAGTCCTGAACAATTTCAAGAAAAAATAGATTTTTACAATAAAACTTATAATCGAAAAGATGTTTATTTCATGGGATTTCATCCTGAGACTCCTGCTGATCCTGATAGTGAAGCGTTTCTTTGTGACCCTACAGATAACCCTGTGGAACACTCTGATTTAGAATACTCGATGATGCTTATACAAAAGTTTAAACAACTTTATGAAGCAAGTTGCAAACTACACAAGATAGGCTATTATGAGAAGTGGCCTAAGGAATACTACGAAGAAGTAGTGTCTGAAAGGCAACGTACGTACGAAAAACTTTTTAAAAAGGGAGTAAAATCATGATGAAGAAAAAACAAGTAATGAAAAAACGTGGTGGTGGAATGATGAAGAAAATGGCTATGG